TACCCCCGCACCAGGGTGCCGCCGTCGGCCCAGGTCACGGTGAAGGGGCCGTCCGCGGTGGTGGTCAGGCCGTCGGCCCCATCGTTCAGCTGCAGCGTGGTGCCCATCTTCTCGGCGGCCACAGCGCCGGACGCCTCCGCCTCAAAGATGGTGGTGGGCAGCGTGCGGATGACGGGGTAATTGCCATCCTCCCGCTTGGGGCCGGCCACAATGCAGAAGGGCTTGTCCGCCGCGCCGCACTTGGCAAGCATGCCGGAGGCCACCTTGGCCGCGCTGCCCGGGGTCAGTTCCTCCGCGCCGGGCAGATACTCAAAGGGCTCCACGTCACCGATGGCCCGTTTGTAGATACAAAACATACTTTCACTCTCCTTGCTTGTAGCTGCGGTGGAAGGCCGCGATCTGGGCGCGGGTCCACCGGGGGTTGTACTGGCGGTAGTTGCGGATGATCTCGTCGGTGAGGCCGTCCTCTGCCGCCTGGCCGCCACCCACCGGGGCCAGGTGTTCCTTGGCCCGTGCGTCGTTGATGGCCGCCTGCCGGGCAGCTGCCGCCTGCTGGCGGCCCAGCCGGTCAAAGCAGGCCAGCTTGTAAGCGTCGCTGATGGCCATGCCGCTCTTCACCAGGCGGTCGAAACGGCCGAACTCCGGCTGACTGCGCAGGTCCGCCAGGCTCTTCACCGCCGGGTCCACCGACTGGATGATCCGCATTTCCTGCTCCAGAAGCCGCCTGCCCCGGGCCAGCTGCTGCTCCAGGGCAAACTGGGCCAGCGGCGTGCCGGGCAGCGCCTGCTGCTCCGCCGGGGCCGCGCTCTCCGCGCCTGCGGCCGCGGCGGGCGGTTCCTGCGCCGGCTCCCGGGCCGCGGCGCTTTCCGCCTCGGCGGCCGCTTCCTGCACCGGCGCCGTGCGCTCTTCGCTTTCCATGCGCTTATCCTCCTTTCCTTCTCTGCGTCACTGCTTGCCCTTGCCGCTTGCGCCGGCACGCAGGTCGCCGCCCTTGGCCTTCACCGGCTTTTTGCCGGGGCAGACCTTGGGGGCCTTCACCATCTGACCGCCCTTGTTGCCAATTTCCAGCTTCATTGTTTCACCTCCTTTCGCTTGGGGTCGCCTGTCTGCTTTTCCGCCATCACCCGCCCGGCGGCGGGGCAGCGGCGGTTGCGGCAGGCCAGCCGCAGCAGCACCGCGCCCTGCGGGCCTGCGGTGCGGCTTTGCACCGTCATCTCGATGCCGCACTGGGGGCAGCGCATGCACATCACCTCCTTTCCTGTTGCTCCCCCTCAGCTCCAGGGGTCGCCGTAGCGCCGCAGAAGATAGGCTTTGCCCTCTTCGTCGGCGTTTTCATAATCCTCGTAGAGGTCCGGCTCCCACACCGCCCGGGGCGCTTTGGCGCCGGGGGCTGCGGGATTCTTCCACCACACGCAGAAGTAGCGCAAGCTGTCCACGTCGTGGGTCAGGTCGTGCGGGGTCTTGGCGTAGACGTCGGGGTTGTGCTCGTCCTTCTGGATCCGGGCAAGGCAGTCCCACAGGCGGGGCACGTCGCCCAGGGTCATGGCGGGCGCGCCGCCCGGCCCCGGAGCCAGCCATTCCTTCATGGCGGCGCACCCGGCGGCAAAGTCCCGGCTGCTGCGGGTGAGCACCAGCCCCGCCTCGCTGAACAACTGAGCCCGGCTGCGCCCGCTCTCCTGGCTGCGGTTCCACAGATCCGGCGGAGCCAGCACCAGCTCGATGTCCTCCCCTTCGCTTTTCTCCAGCACCGCCCGGGCCGCCTGGCCGATGGTCAGGTCCGGCGCGTCGAACTCCCGGTAGACCACCGCCCTGCCCTGTTCATCCACCGCCACCCAGTGGGCGCTGAGCATGTCCAGGCCGTAGTCGATGGCCACATAGCGGCGGACGTTCTCCCCCGGCGGCCCCCCTTTGTGGGTGGCCTCGCTCACCTCCGGGAAGAAAGCGCCGCCCGGCACGGTGAGCGCCTCCTCCACGCTGGCGGGGTATTCCTGCAGGGTGCGGTCCCGCCCCAGCGCCGCCAGGGTGCGGCGGTACCAGGCTTTATCCCGCCTCGGGTCCGCCGACCATGGCAGGAACAGTTTGTGAAAGCCGTTGCCCCGCCCGGTGAAGATCTCTTCGAACAGCGTGCCCCGCTTGATGGTGGACAGGCCGATCACCCGTCCGCCCTCCGGGCGGTTCACCACCGGGAAGGCCGAGGCCCATATTTCCCGGGCGAACTGCTGAAAGGCCCATTCGTCAATGACGATGAGGTCCGCGGTGAAACTGCGCCCCACGCTGGGGCCCGAGGGGAACGCCTGGAACACCCCCGGCGGTCCGCTTGCAAAGCGCAGGGTGATCCGCAGGGCGGTGACCTCGAACACCGCCCCCTGCCAGCCGGCAGGCGCGGCGGCGGCCGGCTGGGCAAACTCCGGCATATACCGCAGCATGACCCCCAGCCGCCGCACCAGCTCCTTTGCCTCCTCCTCCGAGCGGGAAAGCCCCACCACCGTGCGCCCCGGCCATAGCACCAGCAGCCGTGCCGCCTCCGCCAGAGCCAGCCAGGTGAACCCCAGCTGCCGCGCCTTCAGCACCACGCACAGGCGATGGCTCGCAAAGGCTTCCAGCGCCTTTTTCTGCCCCGGCCAAAGGGTGAACGGGGCAATGAGGTCCGGGGCGTCCTTGTCCTCGATGTGGCAGTAGTTCTCCACGAAATACACCGGGTCCTTCCGGCAGTAATCCCGTTCCGCTTCCCGCAGCGCCGCCAGCCGGGCGGCGCTGTCAGCCTTCCCGCGCGGCATCGGCCTGCTCCAGCCGGCGCGTCAGCTTTTTCAGCAGCGCACGGTCCCCGTCGGTCAGGCCCGCCGCCCCCGGGCCTTCCGCTTCCGGCTTGTCCCCCGCGCAGTCCCGCACGAAGGTGGCAGCCCGGGTGTCGCCGTTCATGGCCTTTTGCAGCTGCACCAACATCATCAGCTGATAAAGGTCGGGCTGGCCGCCCTGTTCCCGCCCCAGCTCCTCCGCCACCGTTTGCAGCACCCCAAAGTCCGCCGCGCCGGCGGGCAGCGTGCGAGCCAGCAGCGCCCGGCAGATGGAACGGGCCGTGCGTTCCGCGCCCTTTTTGCTCCGCCGCCTCGCCGTCTTTTTTATCTCTTCCATTCCCTCTCCTCCTTTTGCCGAAAACAGCTGGGCAGAACACATTTCTCCCCTGCCCGCCGCCAGCGGCAGCCCCTGCAGGGGTCCGCCTGCGTTTCCTCCTTTGGCGCTGCGCGGCCAAAAAGCGCCCGCACCGCCTGGATCAGTCTTTTAAGAACCACACTTCCGGCGCCTCCCACACCTCATAGACCAGCACTTCCTCCCCGGCCTGCGGCGCAAAGCATGCTCCGCACCCCGCAAAGCGGTCCCGCCGCCAGCCGCTGCAGCGCCAGGCCACCCGGTCAAAGGGGCCCAGCGGCCGCCCGCAGACCGGGCATGCGCCCCAGGGCTGAACGCCCGCATTTGGCGTCCGTTTTATCGGGCTTTTGTTCTGGTATTCTGGAAGTGGCAGAGCCTTCCGACCTCCCTTCTTTTTCGTTGACTTTGGTTAGCATTTGCGGTAATATGAAACTGTTCTATGGTTTATATCCGCCGATTTGCTAACTTTGGTTAGACTTCGTCCTCATATTATCTCACTACGGTTAGATTGTCAAGAATTTTTTCTAACTAATTTTAGATTTCGGCGAACCGCACAAAACAGCGGGGTGATTTTTGTGTTTTATGACATCTACAAAACATTGTGCGAGCAGCGGAGCGTCAGCCTGAGCCGCGCTGCTGCCGAGATCGGCCTGAGCAATGCCACCGTGACCAAATGGAAAAAAACCGGCGCCGCCCCCGGCGGAGAAACGCTGACCAAGGTGGCCGCCTATTTTGGCGTGAGCGTGGACCGGCTGCTGGGTGTGGAAACGCCCCCTGCCGCCGACATGGGAATGGACGATTTCACCTATGCGCTGTACCGGGAGGCCCAGACCCTCACCGAAGACCACAAACAAAAACTGTTGGAAATGGCCCGCTTTTTCCGCCAGCAGCAGGAAAAAGACGGCCAGTGACCTC